TGGATTCCAAGTGAAGATGAGTTTGACCAAGAAATTAAACATGGCTACAAGGGTCGCACAACAGAAGACGCTAATTCTGAATCCGATATGGTTCTAGCAAAAGCTGGCTCAGGTGAACTAGATATCTATGATGTCATGACAAACCCAAAGACACCAGCAGAAGCTACTGCTGCTAAAATTATTCAGCAAATGTATGATGACGTAGCAATTGATCATCACTTACATCCAGATGATGACTTTGAAAAGATCCTAGACATTGTTGCTGATCAGCTAGACAAGGACTACGGGGTTGGCGAAGGTATGGGTGATAATATTGATCCTGTAGCAGGCGGCTCAGACCATTCAATGACAGGTAAACCAAAATCTACAAAGCCACAGTTTAAATATGAAGAATCAGTTGAATCAACCGCAGGGCATGCCGTAAGTGCAGCACTAGCAGAACTACGCAAATTAGCAGGTATCTAATATGAGCGAGATTGAAAGACTACAGCGACTAGCAGGCATTATGCCTAAGACCCTCTCACTACAAGAAGATGGTGAGCCTGATACAGGTGATACAGTAACTAAGACAGTGGTTGGTCATGTTGATGATGAACCAGATATGGTTCGTCAGGAACTTTATAAGATGGGCAAGTACTGCATTGACCTATACAGAATGCTAGGCGAAGTACCCAACGGTGATTTACCTGAATGGTGGACTGCTAAGATTACTAAGGCATCTGATTACATCGGTACAGCCAAACACTATCTAGAAGCAGAGCTATATGCACCTAAAGATGTTGCTGTAGTGGTAACCGCAGATACTGATGATAAAGACCCGAGCGGTGTTAGTTAATAGCTTTTAGTTTTTAGGATGATATTTACAACTAATTTAGCGTTTGATGTTTACAGAAATCTACCTTACGAAAATTACTTAAAAACACATGCTAAAGATAAAGTAGTAGTAGACTGCGGTTCAGGTAGCGGTATCTGGACATGGGTAGCTTTATACTATGGTGCTTCGCATGTTTACTGCATTGATATACATAAACCTACACTTGATCATTTAAATAAAATATTTAATAATAATCCAAAAGTCACTGTACTATCGCTGGACATATTCGAGGATATGTTACCAAAAGGCAATATCTATGTACACGAAATATTTGGTGCGCCAAATCCGTTGGGTGAAGCTATTATTAATTTTTTAAAAAATTGTAAAAGACAAAATATAACAAACTTATTTCCCAGTGAACTACACTTATATTCCCTGACCAACCCTACTAGGGAAAAACAGCACGACGTTGAATACAACGAAAGTTTGCTCGGAGAAAGTATAATATCATTTATAGATCATATCTCTAACAGTTATTATAAAAAAATTCAAGTCGCAGATTACTTAGAATTGTTAAAGTGCTGCAAATATTCTTATACATCAAAAGAAAAAATTTGGGGGGGCAAGCTATTAGAACTTGCTAATGCACCTAATTTGAATATCTCCGGGGACGCAATTAGTTGGGAGGCAGGTGGTGACGGCTACTATTATTCGTCGTTAAACGAATATTTTAATAATTGGCACATGGGGTATATAAAATCTCGTACTTTTAAACAGCAGTATTTGCAACTATTAAAATTAGATAATACAACTGCTCTAGATTGTGTTTGTACTAAATATATAACCAACCAGTATTAAGAACTAATTGTTCAGCATAGACGGGCCAGAAGCGACCAGCTCTCGGCCCGTTATTTTTTGTCCCGTCACTCTCACCAGGTACCTTAATCCAAAGATACGCATCGCACAGTGGATGACCTGTTTGAGTGGTAGGTAAATGCCCCAATGCTCGTCCTGGTGGGTTGCACCACTCGTTGCCATATGGTCCATTGCCGTTGCGGCTAGTATCAACTACAAAGTGTGAGTTCCGGGTATATTCCCCAACACGCTCTGCCCAGCTTACAGACTCTTCTGTGGTTCTAAAGTTGCTTACATTAACACTAAAGCCTCTGCATTTATCATTAGTTATTGTTTCTAGTAACTTACCTGCTTGCTCAGGGTCCAACCAATTGCTATGGCCAATATCAACATACACAAGCGCATTAGATTCTTCAGTTAATATGTTTAGTGCTGTTGACATAAGACCCCATCGGCCCATAGCATCAACTAAATCCATTTGACTGCTGTGCGGTAGTGCATCTGGCTCGTAAATAACAATTGGCTTACGGTCGCCTATGCCTTTTGCAAACGCAGTAATAAACTCTATATAGGTAGTGTGACTATTTGAACCACCTTTACTATAGTGTCCCATGTCTCGATTGGGTAGATTATAGATTACAAAAATTGGCAATTTATCACCGGCTCGTTTAAATAACCGAGCTAGGCTCTTGTCAATTTTATCCATCGGCTTGCCGTTACGCTCGCCATACCAAAAGGCCATTGGTTGCTCAAAGATACGAGCAACACTAGGATGCTTTATTCTGTGATCTTGTACACGATCAAAATTATTGACGTAAAATGGATAATCCATTACACATTACTTCACACGGCGTTCAAGTTTCTTAAATCGCTTGTCACGCTTTTCCATTGCCCTGCGAAGTTTAAAATCGCTAACAATGTCTATGAAGTTTGTACCCTGTAAATGATCGTATTCATGTAAAAAGCAGCGAGCGTCAATGCCGTCCATCGACATTTCAATCTGTGTTTCACCGTCATTTTTATAGAAACGAACTTTAATCTCAGCAGGCCTCTTGATGTGAATAAACAGCAAGGGCCAAGTTAAGCAGCCCTCTTCAATGTCTACTTCACCTTCAGTTTCTAAAATTTCTGGTTTGTATACACCCATGTCTCCTAAGAAACTATGACGCATTACAAACATGTTGTAACTGCTGCCAACCTGTGTGGCACTAAGACCAACACCTAGGTTATTGTGCATCAGTTCAAACATTTCTTTTTCTCGTTCAGCCCAATCTATATTGCCGCTGAACGGATCAACTGATGCTCGCTTGTGTAGTGCAGAATGTCTAGGTTCAACTAGCTCGCACTTCCAATCTTCAATAAGAAATTCGCCCAGACTTATTTCAGTACTGGACGCATATTTGTCATAGGGGTTAAATTTTTTAATCATATAGCATATTTAACAGGTTCACTATCATCACAGATAAGATTCTCGATACCAATAATGTGTTTGCAACGACCATGACGATTAAAGCCCTGACATTCGCAGGTAAATCCCTTATTGTGCATACGCACCCCGTAATGGTCCTTGCCGTTGCTACTAAGTACTTGCCATACAATATCAGGGTCTACCATCCAGTGACCTTCTGTACGGATCTGTTCACTCTTATAGTAACGCTGATAGAATCTAGCCATTTTAAGCCTCAATCATCTTAATTTCCATCGCCTACACGACGACAATCTGCTGCTCGTCCCCGTTGATTACCATTCGGTGGTAATCTGAATTCCTTTAGCACGATAGTGTTGCTTCCAGTAAAAGCATTCATCCATCATAGCATGACCGCTGTGGTTCTTATACTCAATGGTACGAAGGCGACGATTGGTTTTAGCATTGCGGATAGTAAGAGTGTAATCAAGCATTTTCGTTTCCTTCTAACTATAATTATAGTGTAGCAGAAAAAGATAAAAGGTCAACCGTTTTATCGAATTCTAACAGTATCAGTAGGCATACGGTCACCGTAAATCTTTACACCTTTACTGCGAATTAGATCTGCACACATCTGAGGACTAGTTTCCCATTCCTCACGCCAGAACTCTTCAGTTAGGCTAGGGTCGCAATCAACGGCATAAATTTCATAGAATCTCTGCGGGTTGAAACGAGCCCGCATACACAACATATTAAGTGTTTGATTTAGCGGGTTGGAAGTTTTACCCTTACCTTCTAGCACACCAAATGCATTAACAGTATCCCAATCCTCGTACTGTGTGATAGGAATGATTGCTTCTACGCCTGTGCAGTCCCAACTAAACAAATATGCGTTCTTAGTCATAGTACCTTCTCTAGCAGTATTTCAAAACCGTCTCGTGCCCACTGTGTATCAGGCTCAGCATAACTGCCTATGGTATACACAGTGATATCTCGCATATAACAACGCCGCAGCCATATCCAATGTCCAGTAATAGTACGATGTGGTAGTACAGCAAAACTAGCTCGCCATGGTCCTGTTTGTGCTATAATACCTTCCAACTCAAGCATTATTTGCCCTCTAAAGCCTGCTGTGCCAGTTGAGTTTCAATTTCACTGTAGTCAACAATGTTAACTTCGGTAACAGGTTCAACCTTTGAAACTTCTTGCCTACTGCGAGTTGAATTGTAAGTAGTTTGCACTATATACCCTTGTTCAACAATCTTTTCCAACAACGATATAGGAATAACAAGAGAGCCGTAGCCACCGATCTTTGCATACTTTTTGTCAGGCATTATCGACCCCAATCCTTAAAATTACCATCTTCTTCGTTGTCGTTATATCCTGCGGCATAGGCTAGAATTTCTTCAGGCGTCATATCCTGCTCAGTTACTTCTTCGGTGCTATAGGTTGCACCCTTAAAGTAGTGAGGGCGATACCCCCGGCCATAATAGCTATCTGCACTACCGCGATCATATGGACCACCGTGTCGTTGATCATGAGTCATTGTACTCTCCTCAAATCTCACAACTGAAATCAATTACAGCCTGATTCCTATCAAACTGCTCAATATTTTTAAGTAGAGCAATCTCTTTCTCTACTGTAGCGATGCGCTCTTCGGTAATAGCATTGCCTTCAGGACCAAGCTCTCCGCGCACTTCACAGAGCATGATGAGTTCTTCCATCAAGCCGTCAATCTGTTTCTGCATCGTAGACATTATTGAATCTCTTCAAAACCAAAACTGTTAACAATGAAGCGGACGCCTTCGGCATCCTCAATGATATCGCCAACGCTGATGCTGTGCATCCGGGCAAGTCGCTGAATGCGCTCTTCGGGGCCAATATTACCAATTTCAAAAACTTTGTTGAGGCTGTCTGCTTCAATCAGGCAAACCGGAGCATAGTATTCTGCATACTCGGGCTTATAACCGTCGCTGCCCTTAAACATAGTGTCCATGTAAGCGCGGTACTCGGGAAACTTAACAGCAGCGTCCTCGTGGCCCAACTTGTTTACTTGATTGTAAACACGGTCGGTGATCTGGATTTGATGAACTGTAAAACGCATCACTTGCTCCTTATTTCTTACCCTACATTTATATAATAGCATCTTTAGGGTAGCTGTCAACCTTTTTTGATGCTTTTTTAGGGGTGACGTAAGTCATTGATTTATATAGAGTTTTTAGGATGCGTAAGTCATTGATTTATATAAGGTATTTAAAACCATGCATCTATAGGAGTTTAGTTACGATGCATTTGGTTAGGGTGAAAAAACCTGCTATGTTTAACATGTAAGCTAAAAACAACGGAGAGCTTTATATGAGTACTATTCCTTTAACTTATGTTCACCCCTCTTTACACAATCACCCGCTGCTCGATGACTTGTACCCAGTAATGGGGGATAAGAAGTTTGAAATGCTAATGGAGATGTGGGCAGCAATTTATGATGACAAATATGGAGAATGGCGCGACAAGTATGCTGATGCTCCGGACTATATAGATGCTTGCGACGAATTAGACGAATGGGCGCATGACTATATTGAAATGATATGCGAAGATGAAGATGAGGAGTATGTTCAACAACTTCGTCGTGAAGCTGACATAGAACTTAGTAAGTTAGTAATTACTAGTCATTAAAAATTTACGGTTTATCTACGCTAGGTCGACACTAGCTTGATCCTGTTTTCTGTATGCCATCGCTGTGCGACAAACCTTACACCGAAAGGTAGGGCGGCAGTGATTTTATTTATCAGTTTTCTAGAGGTAATTCAATTAAGTCGTGTTCTCTGTCCAAATACTTCATTTGAACATTAACAGGACTAAATTCCTGAATAGCTGCTACTACATCGTAGGGGTCTAGTGTGCTACAGGTATAAACATCCAGTTGCATAAGTGCAGGTTCATCTTCATCCCAGACATGCATAGCAATGTGACTAGTCTCAATAATAGTCACTGCTGTTAATCCTCTGTTACCTTCCATCTCGCTGTATACAGCATATGGACCCATAAGGATTTTCATATCAATCGTATCAACTAAATGCCGCATCCATTGCTGAATTGCTTCTGCACAAGTTGGTGGTTTTTCTAGTTCTGCACGAATAATCAAATGTTTGTGAAAAATGGCCAATAGCGTATCCTCTTAGTCGTTCTTTAAGAATTCAATTTCGCCGTTTACTTTACGCCACTTAAGAAAATTGTTTTGCATCAACATGTCCAGTGTTGCATTAGCACCAACTGTAACCCAGTGCTTACGAAACAAAAAGTATGTAGTAATAGATCCTGCAACATACCCAATGAACATTACTGTAGATGATTCCATTATAATTTTCCTTTGTAAACAGTTATTGTTATTTTATTTATACACGAAAAACTTTATTTTGTCAATCCCAAAGATTTTTATAATACTTGCCAAAAAGTCTAAAGCCATTACTAATACGCTTTTGGTAAGCCTTCATGCCTTTCATATCAATCTTTGACGTATCATTAGGACCACGCTTTAGTTCAAACAGCAAAGGCTTGCCAGTGGCTTCATCAAATGTCGAAGCTTCGCTGTACCAATCGTGATCGCCGCTGTGAAACTGTTGTGTCCAATCCTCGTCAATCTTACTCTTAAAAGCAAAGATCATTTCGTCTAGTACCCAGTCCCAACGCTTGAAGTGATTGTCATCGGTAGCACCAACGTCCTTATCTTCTTTGCTTAATGGGGGTGCCGATGTACTACGCAGTTCTTTGGGAACGTCCTTGTCATCCACAAATGGTGCACCGTGCTTGGTCTTTTGCAGTTGCTCTAGCATAGGAAGAACAATATATGCTAGAGTACTGTCCATACTCCAAGTATCGTACTGGTCAATACGAACTTCGATGCGGTGCACCTTCTTACTGTGAAGCCAAGTTAAAAACTTATAAAGCAAAGTTATGGGGCGATCATCACGCCAAAGGCTGATAGGATTTTCTTTAGTGGGTTCTGGCGCAACACTACCGTGAGCTAGCCATTCGCCAAAGTTATGAACCCAATCAGGCTTGCGTTCAATACCCCACTCATCCTTAACAGGCTTAGCCCAGAAGCAGAGCTTTTCAGCTAGCTGGTAAGGGCCAAACCAATTCTTATAAGGACCAATTTTTACTTTCATGCTCTTTTATCCATTCGTTATATTCACTGTCTGTCATGTAGTATTTAAGTACTGTTTCAACAGATGCTAGAAAATCCCAGTCAGGATCAATGTAATCGTCGCTGTTGTCAATTTTATTAGGCATGCGATTAGTTTCGTAAACATGCTTTAATTCGCTAATAACAATAGTGTCAAACCAATCACTTGCCATCTAAATCTTTAATTGCTTTTTTAAGAGCATCTGCATAGTTGAATGCTTTCTGTTTGTCCAGCAACAGAGTAACTTCACGCTTTACATACCCTTTTGTTAGCAATTCCCAAATTGTTTTCCAACGGCTCGTACTCCAAAATGGAGTAGTATCAGTAGTATACACGGTCACCGACACGCTGTCAAGTTCCTTGTCATGTTCCACCCAAAGTGTGTGACCATGATCAGGATCTGTACACTCACACTCAATTTGGTAAATTCGAGCGTCATCGTATTCACTGTGCAGCATAATACCTTTAGCTGGCTTTTGAGGTTTCATTATTTAAATCCGTTTTTTAATACAGGATCATTGCCAAAATCTAAATCCAAGTCATCAAATGATGAATCAACTGTCTTAACTAACTTAGTTAGTGCATAAATTCCCACAATAGCAACACCTGCTACTGCAATATACGGCAATACGGCTACCGCTTTATCCTTAATGTTCTTGTCCATCCCTGGTCTCCAGCTTCAAATTGAGAACAAAGTTCTCCACTAGTAATTTAGTTATTGAAGCCAGAGCAATAGTTAATTGCTGGTCCTTTTCCATATTACCAAACAGTTCAAGTACACTTGCTGCCATTAGCTTATAAGAAGTAGATTCATCCACACTCAGCATATCCCATTCAATAGGATCAGTAATCTCTACTTCTTGTGCTAAGGTAGCTAATTCCTCAACTGACAGATTCATTTACTTCCTCGTAGGTTTGTTCAAAAATATCTGGTTTGCAAGGATATATTTCACCCTGCACACCTTGAATGATATAGTCATTCCAGCTCACTAACTGATCGCCTTCGAGTGTACGAATACGAAGCATGTCTGTTCCAGTGGAATTAGGATAGTTACTAGCATAAAGAGCACCAATCGAATGATGCTCCATCTGCCATGCTTCATGAAGCCAAATTGGCCATTCGGAATTGTCCTGCCGGCGCTCTTTGGTCATTTGGAAGGCTTCAATTACTATTGGTTTCTTTCTATATCGCATCTTTAAAATCCATATATGGCGCAATGTCATTGTCAAAAATTTGTGACATAGTGTTCCAAATTTGTTTGCGCTCTTGTTCTGTAACACCACTATTTAAGGTATACATTCTGACGTCTTCACTAATTGTGATACCGTAGTCGTGCCTGTAAGTCATGCACATGTTATGGATAATTTGTTCTCTGGTACGCATTAATTACCTCCTTGCAGAGTATAGATTGCAACATCGTCTGCATCTAACTTAACAGCATCATGTGCGTATTTGTTACGAGTCTCCCCGTTACGATAAGGATTAGGAAAACGCTGGATCTTAATCATCTTCTTATTAAGTTTAATGACCCTGGCCAACATAAGACCGTTAAAGTCTGCTATAGCAAGAATGTCGCCAACATCAACTTGACGACCAATTCTGTCATAATGCAGCGGCTGTTCTTTTGCCATTTTAATACTCAGGCGCTGAGTAGTTTGATGTTTTAGTGTAAATGGCAAATCCATCTAGGCCATACGCAGGGCATACCATAATCTTTTCTGGTAGGCCCATAGCATCTTTCTCGCCGGCTTCGCCGCATATAAAGAAAACACCATCTAGCTTTTCAGCTGATAGGTGTCGTACCATTTTATGTACCTTTCGAAGTTGGACCAACTCTCCTTCGTAGGCTTCAATTTCCAGATTCATCTTCAATTCCTGCTGCTTCAATTGCTCGGCGAAGAGCGGTTTCTACAAACTTGTTGAAGGTAATATCCATGTCGTGTGCCAGCTTCATATACTGTAGCAGTTCTTCATCACTGAAGTCTACTTCGATGCTCTCCATTGCTGGAGCAGGTTCAACACCGTAGTAGTTGGCTACGTCAGTGCCTTCTGCTTGTAGACGTAGTACTTCGTTAACAAGTAGCTGGGTATACTTCACAAGTTCGTTGTCGTAACGACTGGCCCAGTCTACAACATCGCCCGGGTTCCATTCTTCATCGTCCCACAGCACAAATCCAGCCCGGGCGGCAAGTTCTTTAATTCGTTCGTTCATTCTTCAACTCCGAAATGTTCTTTAATCTTCCATGCCGCATCAATAATGTTCATACTAACATTCAAACTTTCACCCAAATAATTTTCAGGTTTAGATGCTTGCCCAACTGCATAATCATCTACAACTTGGAAACATTCCCTGATAATCAAATCAGCGAACTTTTTCAAATCTTGCTCAATATTAAATACTTCTAATGATACTGCATCAAACCCAGCCTGGTCAGCAAATTCTCTAATTCGTTCGTTCATGGCATGTCCTTCCAAATAAGTTCTTCTCGGCCTTCAGCATGTTCTTCACACAATGTTTGAATCCAACCGCCGCTGCGAGGTTTACCAGGTGCGCCGCACTTCTCACAAGTAACTGCGGTCATACTTTCAGCCATGCGTTCAATACCGCTAACAATATCGTCTCCACCATAATAGTAGAAGCGTAGTGTTCCAAACTTTTCTTTTACTTGACTAGCAACTACCTGCGGACAGGCTTCTGGCACAATCTTTAGCTGTGGTTCAGGATCGGCTAGTGCCTCATCAATCCACTTCTGCTGCCAACCTTTTAGTCTACTGTATGTGCTGAGGTCGCCCTTGATAGCACGACTCAGCGCACGATTCCAAACAAGTGCATCGTGCCGTTGCTTGCGAGTATGATTGATATGACTTTGAATGTTAGCACACATCATGTCGATGATGTTATACCAACCATCGCCGTGTTCAAATCCCCAACACATTGCAGTGGTTCGCATATCAGCATGTCGATTCTTAAAAATCTTAGGATACTTCTCGCATAGCTGCTGGTCTAGTTCTTTACGCATAGTATCTCCTTAAATGCTCGTATCTTCTTCGCCAAACTCAATACCATCAAAAATTGCATTGTGTATGGCCATGTAACCACTTTTCATGCCCACACCATAAGCATCAGGGGCAAACCCAAACACATCATACAATACATAACGATAGGATCCGTGTTCTTTAACATCACCTTGATATATGCGCTTGGTCACAGAGTAAAAGGCTTTAAGCTGCTCGTCATAGGTAAGATTTTCCCACCAAGTATCGCAATCGTTGTCGTAGACATTTTCTGCGGCTTGCTGTAGTTCGCCAAATTTAGTTAACTCATCTAATGCTTTGCGTTTTTTTTCTTCAGGGATCATGAGTTACGCCACTCATATATGCTGCTACCTGTTTTGAACCGTACATATTCGGTTCCGTCTTCGTTAATTGTATCTTCTAGTATTTCTGTAATCACAGATGTCTGCCACCAATCCTGTGCAGAATAACTTCGTGCCATGGCGCTGCCCACACGCATCACATAGCCAACCTGTGGCCGCGCATTGTGAATATATTCCACATCAATGACTTTACCGGTGTCTTGATCATAGGTAGGCACCAATGCCATACTCATGCTGCCACTGTCGCCGCGGCCGTCACGTTCACGATACATCCAATAAGCCATATTAGTTGTCCTTACTGCGCTTAATCCCTTCTGCGATTGCAGATGAAACCCATTCTTTAATTTCTTTGTTGCATAACCAAGCAACCAAAACAATAACAAAACCTGACATTATGCAATCCTTCCCAGTACTAGATAAAAGTAGCGATCTAGTTCTGCACTAAAGTCCTTGTTCGTTACACGCTTGTAATAGATTTCTTCTAGCAGTCCTTCTGCTTCCCTAACGTTTCCACCTACATTAAAATTTCTATCCTTAAGCTCTTCCAGCAACTCTTCGTCAGTGAAATCTTCTAGATCGATATCTACGTCTACTTCTACTTCTGTGTATACTGACTTACGCATTTATTTTACCTTCCTCTAATGATCTTAATAGTAACATGAACATGCTATGTTGTCAACCGATGACCTTTTTAATTTTGCCTAAAAGATGTTGAAAAAACATGTTGTATGTTTGTTCTGAATAGAACATTTCTTGGTTAGCTAATTGTCTATTAGATATGTCTATGGTCTTTTTTTCTGTTAAAAAAGCATTTACCCTAGCTGTAATCTCGTTGGTTCTTTCAATAAAATTCAATGTAGTATCATACTGAGTGTAATCAAAAAGATCAATATCTGAGTAAGTATCAAAACCAAACAAATCCAAATACAATGCAGAATTAGTACCGCATTGCAACCAAAACGGCATGCCAACTGCTAGTGCTTTAAAGGTCTTTTCTGTATAAAAGATATTATAAGTGGTAGATTCAGTAATCAGATTTGAAAAACTGCTCAGGTATGCGGGATGAACAATAGTATGATCATCTAAAACTTCACTTAAATTTTCACCCAAAGGATTAAGAGGCAAATCGTTGAACAGAAATGTATAAGTGTGCTTGATATCATTTACCTGATCTGTAAAATTATGATTACGCCCTGCCAACCCGTTTTCTAAAATACTCCAATCCACATCCTGCGGATAAATGATTCGACTATCATCGTTAGGTGGAATTGTAGAGTTATCAATGTATACATCGTAGGGCTTGAAAGTAATCAGTAAATCTTTATTTTCAAGTTGTCGAAATTTGTGCAGCTTAACAAGATTATAAATTCTAGGAACCTTTACTGCCCTATTTAAGCACGACACTAGATATTGTTTATTGGAAGAAAAAGAAGTTTGTTTATGTGCTAAGTTAGTATAATAAACATCAAAGTACCAACTAGGGAAAAAAACTTTATTTTCATGTTCTTTAAAAAACCATTTTGGATCACAACTAAGACTAATAAACGGTCGGTCAATTAGATAAGAAAATTTGTTTAACAATGAGTCTTCATCGTAAATTGCTTCGCCGCTGAAGTCAAACAGATATAGATCTGGTTTATTAGATTGGGTGAGGATCTCGATCAGAGAATTTTCATTTGGTACATTAACATATGTTATGTTAACACCATCTAGATGCAAACATAATTTCTCCCAAAATTTGAGAGTTGAATCAATTGGACGAGTATGAAAGTTATAGTTAAACACTTAGGCCCATGTTGTATCGTTGTTCCATGTGTGTTGCCAAATGTTAGGCAGCACAATATAATCGTCTATATTTACAGCAGGAGTATCATTCATGCTCAAAGTTAGCGGTTTATTACCGTAATAAATCTGCGGCTGGTCGCTGCTATTAGTCGATTTTACCCCCCAAGGTTGATAAATCAAATCTAAAATACCATCGTTATTCAAATCATGAAACAGGGAACCTGAATAGCTCATCCCAGACTTGGGGAACTTTTCTGGATCTGCACGATTAAATTGTCCGCTGCCCATATTCAAAAATACTTCTGGACGGCCAGTGTCGCTCCAAACATTAATAACAATGTCCATCAGCTTGTCGTTGTTAACATCAACTAGCTGTAGATTGCCCTGGTTAAGAGCTGTTACTTCACCATTTAGTTTAATGTTAGCGGGTACAATTTTATTGTCTACTACATTCCAAAACTGTAATTTAGTATATGCTCTAAAGTCTGCTTCATAGTAATTACCGTCCGAGCGTGGAGCAGCAGAGTTAGCATTAATACCAGTAATGATTTCAGCCCTGCCATCATTATCAAAGTCAAATTGACCCTGCACTGAAAGCAAGGGTTGGAATACAGGAACACCATTGATCACATATCCATAATGATAAGTGTCCTCAACAGTGACCTTTTTGCCCGATCGATCAATGAAAGATAGATTCACATGATCATACGGTACTGCAAAGTTGCCCAACATCCACTCACCGTGTACCTTAGTTGAAAGCGCAAATGCATAACCGCTTGGTCCTGAATTATGACTTGCAAAATAAGTTACAGTGGTAAACATTGTGTTTTTGTTTAGAAATTCATAACCATATGGATGGCTTGGTGCAATACCAGCCGGTGTAAATTTTTGGCTTAGAGAATCATAACTGTAGTAGGGCTGATAATATGTACCAACCTTAGAATCACTGCTACTGCGCCAATTAGCGTCAATACGCTTAAAGTCGCCAACAAACACAAACTCATCTAAGACATTCATACTACCCTTGCCACCAAAGATCGAATTGCCAATATTCAGCGTTTTATATGTTCCGTCAGTTTGCGGCACTTGTACCTGTGAAACAGCAGTATCTTTTGAGTTAGGATTATTAATTGCGCGGCCATCCTCGGCGTTACCTGCAATTAGGATGGTAGGATTTGAACTAGTGGTAAAGTTGGTCTTAAATACAGCAGCATCGCCTGCTAGACCATTTAGCTTATATGGACTTGCGCCCAGTAGCTGATAAGTGGTATCTACAAACCTACCATCACTTTGTCGTTGCAGAATGATCTGCATATTATCCGCAGCAGAATTTACCAGAGGACTATCAGAACTCTGGCTTTTATGGATGAAGAAAATTATAGCGGGTTGATTGTTGATTGTAGTTGTTACTGTATTTGCAAACAGTAATCCTCCGCCATAGCCGGAGAATGCAGAATAATAAGATGTGAAATTAGGTAGCACATCTTTCTGTAAAGTATAAAAAGAATTTGGAGTGGAAGAGGGCGCCGGTATAGGATTAGTGGGCGTAGTAGGCGCGATTGTGACTATATCAGTCGGTGTACCAGAAGAGCTTGAGCCCCCACAAGATGCCAATAAGAATGAAGTACAGAACAATACGCCCAGCGAAGGTAGCGAAGATGAAGTAACCAAAGTCGTCAAGAACTTCTCGGAATCGTACGACACTGACATTGCGAAATTTCCTAATAAAACTTGTCATACAATTATAATAACATCTTTGTGTTTTTTGTCAAGTACTAAATTAGAAATTTACACCTAAATTAAAACTAGCTATATTTTTAGATAAAGGATCTTTTACATAGGTATTCTTTAATCCAAATGTGAGATTCTTTGTTATTGCGTAATTGAGTTCTGTTTGATTTCTGATAAAGGTAGTTTTACCATACTCAACTAGAAACTTGTTTAGGAAGGTTGTTTTTTCTGCAAACTTGTGCTGTACCCAAAGACTGTTTCGAACGATTGGATCATAACCGGTTAAATCCTTAACCACACCAACTGATACTTCGTTGCTCATTTTAGTTTTACTTGTGCGGATCAATTTGTATCCGTAACCAACTGCACCAATTATCTTTTCAGGAGCACCTCGGGTGCTGTTGTAATCATATCGTGTATCAGCAAATGTATACTGACGACTGTCCAACGCATAATTTGCCTTGCCGCCGATGAAGCCTCGATTCAAATATGTTTCGCCATCGCGACTCTTATAAGTGTATTCGCCATCAGCAATCCATTGCCAGCGGTCCTTTTCATAAGAATGCTCGCCGGATACAATGACTGTAACATCATCGCTATCGACGAGTATTCCACCTACTGATAATTTTGTTTTGGCTTCTGCGGTTGCAGCAGTAAATAAAAGTAATAGTGCAAGAAAATGTTTCATGCACTTATTTAGTTTTTTAACAGTGATCTATAGTATTCGCAAAGACCGATTCCTGTGGTTCTGCGATTACAAACTTGTCGCCATCTACTGTAATTTTTACAGTTGAGTGCATACTACTACGAGTATAATCGCGTCCGCCATCAATCATGTACGGCCCTTTCTCAACATAATCATGCCGATAACGACTTACAATAACTTCGCCGTCATCAGTTGGGATGCCTGCAATAGGGTCACTGAATGCACTACTGGCTTCTGTGATATAAACGCTGCCAGTGCTTTTGCCAGTGTAAGGATCTGTTTTAATAAACATTCCGAAGTAGTTTGTATGCCCCAAGCTGGTATCAGGGTTAGGTTGGTAAAAAACATCTACAGGGCTTTCATTCCAATTGCCGTTAGGAGATTTTGTACACCAATAACCCATGTACATGGCACCGTATTTTTCTTCAATCTTACGGATACCGTCCTTCTTGAACCAGTAGCCATTTTCGGGAATCTTTACAAACATTTTTTAATCCTTAATTTGAATCTTGCTCATTTCATAATAGCCAAATCGATGGCCATGAAACTGATTATACGCTCTTGTGCCAGATAAAGTCAACTTATTTTTTGAGCGCAACACATAATCTAAAATTTCTGTAAGCTCATTAGATGTGCTTACAGACAGCACATAAAGATTATTTAGAGCATTCTTAAAAACATACTTATGTGACTTTTGCGTTCTGCGAATGAAATCAAACTTTTTTACAAATTCTAGATCTTCAATAAATTGAAGTTTTGTAGGATATTCGGGTTTGGATACTTCTGTAGCCAAACTTACTAGATCCTCAACAATATGATCTTCCTCGTAAAAACTAGGCAATCGAATTAGGATAGGAAGATGTTTTACTGTATACTTTTCTTCTTTGATAATAACGCCCAATGCTTTTCTAAATTCAGTTTGTGGCGTGCCGCTGAGTGCAGAAGTTATTAGCTTTGCACGATAGTAATCGCGAATTTCCGTTGCCCTAGGAATAAAAGAAGAAACATCAAGCGACTTATATAGTTCTGATTTTTCAATCATTGCGTCATAGATTTGAAAAGACTGCTGATCTTTAGCCATTAGTGCAAGAACTATAGCCAGCGGATCTTCTTTAAAAGAAAGCTCGCGGGGGGATTTTTCGTTTGGCTCCCAAATTGAAGCAGTATAAGCATTATCCTTAAAATATGAAGTAGTTGCACCTGCTCGATTATTTAGGTCAATAGTAAAAACATCGCCGTGACCATCTACTGCAAAAGTTTGATCGGCCATACTGCCACCGATGTTAATTGTGTCATCGCCAGGAGTAAGAACAATAATATCGTCAGCTAGACTAATCTCATTATCCCAATCGTTTAGTACGATAACATTTTCTTCCTTAGGTTTGTTGTTCATTACTATTCACCTTATCAAATTCCTTGATCATAAACACATTAACTGCTTCTACGAGCTGCGTTACACGATAAACTTGATTATCGCCTGCTGCTTCTAATATTGACTGCTTATAACTATCCAATACATTGAGCATTGACTCGTGCGATATTTTTAAATTGCGGATGTCTGCAAGCAATTCTCTGTACATTTTTGCATAAGGATACACAGCATCGTTGTACGGTATGCCGCTAGGGCTTGCGCCCTTGTTTTCTAACGCATCGCAGAGCATGTCCACATGCGGCTGCAGATCTGCAAATGTAAATTTCTTACTCATTGAATTGGTACCCCCGGGTGGATTCGAACCACCGACGCTCCCTAATCTGGGGACTATGCCGTGTATAAGACGGGTGTTTTACCGCTAAACTACGGGGGCATAAAATCATATAATGACGTTTACCCTGCGACCTATATAGCTCGGCTTGTGTATGTTTTCAACCATCTTATAAATCTTAATTAGGTTTGGATCAGGTCTTAAAATTTCTTCAAACTCTACATCAATAATATTGTCGTCAATATCACTGTAATTGGTGGGCCCACTAGGAGTCGAACCTAGCACCAACGGATTATGAGTCCGCTGCTCTAACCAATCATGAGCTATAGGCCCGGTCATACTTCTCTCTTAAAACTGGTACCCGCGGCCGGACTCGAACCGGCACGCATTTCGCGAGGGATTTTAAGTCCCTTGTGTCTACCTATTCCACCACGCGGGCAAATGTTAAACATTATAATACACTACTTGTTCTACTCTGTCAACATAAAAATGTGTGAACTAAACCCCGCACTCGTTTTGTCGAGTTGTATCTGCATCACCGATACTGCACCTCACGAAGCCACTTCTTTCGAAGTTTTCAACACTTTGACGGCCCCGTCTAGTTCTTGCCCTCGTCTTTCCCTCTGTTGTCTGGCCTGCCCGACAGGATTCGAACCTGTGGCCCTGAGCTTAGAAGGCTCATGCTCTATCCAGCTGAGCTACGGGCAGATAAAAAACTGTAACGCTTAATACTTCATAAGTATAGTGTCTTTCAACGCTTGTGTCAAGTAAAAAATTAAATTTTCTCGCCGGGTTCAAACCCACGGAATCGGAGAAATCTAGGAAAACGCAAACTATATGAACCGTCTTGATTCTGTGTTACAGCATCAGCACGGACTTCAACTATCTGACCAGGTAGAGTAGCCCTTGATTGATAAAAACTATCCCTAGCACTATCACTAAAACCTGAACCCACATTGACCCTAATAAGTTTACCATCGTCTTCACCTTCACAAACTAGTGCGCCTAATTTACCTACATTGCGCCCAGTGCCTTCTTCTACAGCCGTTACAGTTAATGACACTTCAATAAACGGCTTCATCTTAAGCCAGGCAGCACTACGCTTGCACTCGTATGGGGCATCCAGGTCCTTGATCATAATACCTTCGTAACCATTCTCTACTGCACTCTTATTGTACATAGAAAACAACTTTTGTCCTTCATCTGAATCAAGGTCAACTACTGCATGATCAAGTACAGTTACATTAGGTAGCAGATTCATGTGTTCTTCGTACCACTGCTTGAGCCATGCTGTGCGGTCTTGTTGCTTAACAGCAAACTTACCTTCTTGAAACTTGTCTAATGAAATAATATCAAACAAGTGTAGTACTGCATCACTGGCTGTTACATTTGCCTTGCGGTGAACCTGCTTCATTAGATCCTGGAAACTGCTGCTCATAATCTCCCCGTCAAAAACGGTCGGAGAGCTCAACTTGTTCGCTACTTTGGCGAACTGCTCTTTGATGTGACCAAAGTTTAGCAACTCCTTGCCATTGCGACTGAACTGGTCCACTTGCCCATCTGGATAGACTATGGTTAAAACTCGCACACCATCCAACTTTACTTCAATCATTTTCTTGCCGCATACCTTACTTTCATGGTTAGCACTATCATGGCTAAGCTGACAAGCAAAAACAGGAATAGTATACTTAGAAAAATTCTTTTCTACAACCTTATTGATTGTTTTTTCACTAACACCACAGCGTAGATCCTTAATAAGGATACGACGATACCAACCATTCCATTGACGCTTGGTTGCACTACGCATCATAGCAGTGATCATATCGCGAGCTGTATTACCGGTGACGTTGCGAGTAACAAAACCAGTAAGAGCGAGAGTAAAACTATCCCAGTCTAAGCCGGGACCATCTTCATCTGTTTTCTCCGGAATTTGTTTTAGGCCAAATGTAATCATCGGGTCAAGTGCTAGTCGACATCCTTCAAAAAATACATCATTGCTGTTCTTAGCTTGATCCTCAATAATGCCTTCCTTATTTAGACGACTATTATGATCTTCAAGAATACCAATAACTGACCACGGTTCCATAATTACCTCGGTTGTACATTAAAGTGATTAAAAGTTCGTTGTACACAAACAGCCTGCCAATAAGCATCTTCGTCGGCGCTGTGCAAGTTTTGTTGAATTGCTTTACGCGGATCAATGGGCATCATATTAAAGATTGTGCGGCAGTCACAAACTTGCCAGTATGCCCAATTACGATGATGGTCAAACTGCTTGAACAGGTCTTCTAGAATTACCATATCAAACTGCGGACCTTGGCACCAAATCTTATCTACACCAACTAGATAACGATTAATGTCTTTGAAGAACATGTCCAAATCAACACGCCCAAACTCGCTGAATGCTTCTTCGCGGATATGTTCGGCTTGCTTGCCCCACCACTCTAGCGTATTCTGATCAACATGACGATTAGCATTAAGCTGCTCGTCCCCGCTAGGGCGCCACAACATTTTTGAGTGGGGTTCTTCTAATTTATAAGGGTCGAATTTAACAGCGCCAACACTGAGTACTACGCAGTCGGGAGTAGTACCCAGTGTTTCGATATCTATCATTGCATGTGTAGCCATAGTACTACTATAACATGCCTATATGATAATGTCAAGTGTTTTTCAAATTAAAGTGTAATTTTTTCATCGTCAGATATTTTCTTTTTATTATCTAACGCTCGTAGCTGACCTGCACCCTTCACATCCTTAGGGAAAATCATCTTTTCAAAAGGATTTTGTTTACCAATAACAACATTATCCCACCAACTTGTATCCTTGCCCATCTTTTTCAAAAACCAAGCAATCTTATATGCTGTTGCAACACGAGCCTGCTGCATAGTTGGGTGACCAAAGTCGCGAGGATCATCTGGATTACCTTCCATATACTTACGATTTTGGAAAGTATCATCGTCGTTGTTACCAGTGATGTCTGCACGATCATGTGTAACATTAATTTCTGTACGCTCAAAAATGTCTAGCATATACGCAATATGACTCAACCATGCATCGTTCTGTGCATTCTGGCTAAGATGATCAATTAGTACAAACCAATCGCGAGGTACAATTGGGAAGATAGCATAAGGATGACCATCATGATTATCTGTTGGAGCCAACAACTTGAATTCGTTGTTATACTCAGAAATAATATCGTCCCAACCTTTGGTATTCATTACAGCATCGTCATTCCAAAAGAATAACCAATCGCCTCTGCTGTTTCCTGCTAAAGTATTAACATAGGTATGCAAGTTTTCATAGCCTAGAGGCTTGAAGATATTTGCTTTACATTCAACACCCTTTTCCCTAAGGTAAGGGGCGATATCTGATTTAATATACTCTGTTGTTGTAACATCATCTTCATCAAGCCCTAATAGTAGTTCAATACGTCCCGGTTCAGATGCGTTATCAAAAAGACTTTCTAAACTTTTCTTTAGAACTTCTGTTCTACCGCGAGTTGGTAGCAATACTGAAATAGAAGACTTACTTGCCATGCTTGTTTTCACCTGTAAATAGCTTACGAATATTACCACGGAATGTATAGTGACCGACGTGGTTAAGTGCAGTACGCGGATCCAAGTATACTTCGCCGCCCATCATTTGCCACAAGCGGCAGAATGTATAATCTTCACTTAGGTATCTGCGTGACTCTGGATCAATCATAGTATCAAACAGCGCATACATAAATGGTTCAAACTTATTATCAACATTAATGTCGTTCTTATATTTTAACTCAGGATGAGCATCCATCATCTGTTGGATAACTTCCTTCTTAATACACATGAAGCCAGTACCTGCATCCTTGAGACGTACTAGATTGTCAACGATCTGTACCTGTGGAACGCGGTTGCCGTCCTTATCTTTGAGGAAGTCAAAGTTTACAACATAGTTTGAACTGTGACCCTCAATTGTATCAGGTGTTTCGCTTGGCATAGTACGAGCAGCATGAACAATGCTCTGCCAGTTAATTGCTTTCTTGGGGTAAGCACCAACAACTACAGGCTTATCGTAAGCCACCATTCTTAAGAAATCTTCTGGTTGGAACTCAATGTCAGCGTCAATAAAGAACAAATGTGTAGCACTTGCGTTTTCCATAAAGAAGCTGACCAGCGTATTACGTCCTCGGGTAACAAGGCTTTCATTAGCCAATGTGCTAACAGTATATGGAATTTCGTACTTGCTGCACAATATTGCAAGTCGCATCATGCTACGAAAATATGGTTCGCCAATCTGGCCGCCATAGCAAGGTGTAGCAATAAACACATGCTTATTTCTTAGTAAGCCAATTGGAATTTCAATCTTAGCATCTAACAAACGATGCATAATATTTTCGTCTGCGGTATTCTCTGTAGCAGCAGGGGGATTACCATTTGACTTTTCAATCGCAGCTTGAGTTCTGCGTTCTTTACGGTTTGACATAATGTGTTTTATTTCCTATGTGTGTAATTGTGTTTTACTTATAAAGACGTGATCATAACAAGTGTCTTTTTAGGCTAATTGGAGCGGACGAGCGGATTCGAACCGCCGACCATCTCGTTGGCAACGAGAAGCTCTACCACTGAGCTACATCCGCATAATTTCTACACTCAAGTAACCCGCATATTGCGCTTCATTGAGAGGCTTTTTGGGTGTTGTTACTATATAATTATCATTAATAAAACAAAAGGTGTGGGAGATTTGGTTCTCCCACACCCTTAGTAAAGTAAATTAATTATTACTTATTGTGCGGCTTTTGGTGCAAACTTTTCTAAGCCTGTAAAGCCTAAACCACCAACCACAATAAACATCATTGAATCATAAATGAACTGATCAATTTTAAATCCCCAAAATAGATTAGCAATAAATCCTGTAGCACATAAAACAAATGCTAGAATTGTTACTACTCTCTTTGATGATATTGATCCATTATGACCGTCTGATAACATCGATTTAATATTTGCCAAAATGTTCATAGTTGTCTCTCCCACAGCTATTAGTTTATGCTATGCCTAGGCTGGCTGCATATTTTTTAGTTTTATCGCGTCTGTCGTCTAGTCCGTGTGTACCACCATTGATGCGCTTTGTAAGTGCAACAATTGCTGATTCATTAATTCCTTGATCGCAAATAGCCCATAGCTTATTGCGTTCAAAGAAGAAGAATGCGCTTTCAAATGCATATGTGTTTACAACTAGGTCTGGATTTGTCATAATTTCTGGCTTGCCTAAATAGTTAGCAAATGCCTGATAGTTATCCTTACCTGTTAGCTGTAATGCGCCGCGGCCTCTGAACTTCCAACCGTCACCTGATGCTTCTGGTCCGTTGCCCATTCTGCCACCATATACACGATTAGCAATTTTTTCTGGCTTGCGCTCATACTGTGCTGCTAGTGCATCAGTTGGAAAATACTTACCAAAGATACCTCTTAGACCTTTTGCACCATAGTTTAGATTTTCGCTGAATGCCTTAAAACCACCTGTTTCGTGTGATGTCTGCGCGAAAAAGTGTGCTGCACGAACTGGTGTTAGCTTATAGTAGCTCATTGCTGCTTTAAGTGTACCAGGTCCCCAAGCGCCGTCTGCTGTAGAACCGCATTTCTTTTGTAGTGCTACAATTGCGCTGTCGGTTGCTAAAATAGCTGCTGTTGCTGCTACTGCTGTTGCTACTGGTGCAGGTGCTGCAACTGCCTTTGGTGCAGGTGCTGCTTCAGCTAGGCCTGCATTAACTAGTTTTTGCCATGCATTACTTGGATCAAAGTCGTTGGTTGGAACATACTTTGTGGAACTGCCATCTTTGCGAGCAATTAGTTTTTGCTTACGATTCTGGCCATTGCGTTTAATAGAAGCATGTACCCAACCTGAATTCAATTCACCTTCAGAATAAAATTCTAAAATAACTTGGTCAAATTCTAGATTCTCTGAAACCCAGTCAGCTACTACCTTGTTTGAAATACCATTGATTTCAAAGTCAACTGCTTCACCGTTGACGTGCTGACTGGTAGTTGAACCGCCAACTGCTTTGTTTAGTGCAGGGCAGCGATAGCTTGAATTAATTGTTACTGGTTTGCCAAACTGTCTGCGAACTGGTTCTAAAATCTTTTCGCAAACATATTTCATGTTTTCCAAATGCTCAGGCGTTGGTGTATTTGCAATACCCTTGGCCCTTGCTGTAGGAGATGCTGTAAGCTCTTCTACGGTAAAATGCTCTGTTAGTTTTGTACCCATTTTTACTGTCCTTTATGCTAGAGTGGTGTAATAGCACTATTTATCGTAAAAAGGGAGAAATGGTGCCCTCACCATGATTCGAACACGGGACCTACTGATTACAAATCAGTTGCTCTACCAGCTGAGCTATAAGGGCTTTATTTAAGTTTGGGGCAAGATTCCCAAACAGATTTTAATGTATTATACGGAACAAACAAGTATAAGTCTTGATATTTAGCTTCTTCTCTTTCGTATTTCTTTAATCCTGAAACCGGACGACCCATTATAATACCAACAATAGCACCATCTGAGAGTGCTACAACAGGGCCGCCGCTCATACCTTTGATTACCTTGCCAGCACCTAACCAAACATAGTCAAGTTTTTTACCTTCATGGCCAACTACAGTATTTCTAAGAACAAACCCCAGCGAACGGATATCTACAGTCATAGACATAGTTCTATCTTCGCTAATAATGTTCAGTTTACCTAATAGTTCAACTTCTTCTGCTGCCCTAGGGTCGCGCCATTTAGGTGATTGTACATTAAACTGCTTGACAAACTTAGTATCAAACGCATTATTTGTACATATTTCATTTTCAATAACAGCATCTATGTGTGCTGAAGTTACGATTATTTCATTCTGCCATGGACTTGCACTAGCTTCGCGGGATCGATATTTGCCTTTAACCATTTCAGCCATAGCTTCTTGCATGCCAGGTAAAGGTCGAGTTTCCTGACCAAAGGCTAGGGGGCAAAATGCTAATAGAAGGAAAAGAAAAACTTTTGTACACATATGTACAATATTTATAAGGTGTTTTATCAACAGACAAAAAAACAGGCATCAGCCTGTTTCTTGACAATAGTAACAATTATCGTGATTCGTGTGGCTTTTTACTTACAAACTCGTTGAGTTTTTCAGCTTCGTCAATCACTTGTTGTGTTGAAGGCATTTCTTCGGCAGTCTTTGCACGAGCCTGCAAAATCTCTTTTGCTTCTCTAACAAGATCTAAACGAATTTCATAAGGTGTTTTGTTCGACATAGTTTTTCCAAAATCTATTCTCTAAGTTACTATTATTTATAACAAATTAGAAAAAGAGTTAAAACTACTTAAAACCATCCTATGCAATACTAGGGTCAACTCTACCTGCTTCAGCAAATCCCCAACTGCGTTCTAAACAATGATAGCATTTATTACACCGTCCAACGGGAAGTTGAGTACAACTATGTGTTAAATGTATTAATTCTTCTAAGCCAAGTTGATAGAATAAATCAATGCAATGATACTTGTATAAATGATTAAGGGGGAATAATACCCGGCCGGGCAATGGTCCTTCAAGTGTTGTTGATCTGACTGGTCTAAAAATAGGAATGCCAGCACTCTCAGGTGCTGATCGCTGATCACCCATATATAGCTTATCAGGATTGAATTTTTCCAATGCAGCTAATATACTTTCCCATACCTGAGAACCGTGGTACATGCCGTGTAGATTAGGTATTCTAATTATAGTTTTTTTTGGGAGATTAATTTTTAGTTTGTTATTAATCCAATCGATGATCCTATCAGGATATAATTCTGCACCATCACGCTTTGGGATAGTGAAAATCCATTTGATATAATCTTCTGGCTGGCGTCCGGTATCTAACAACTCTTTACAAACCATATAAGACAAGAGAGCCGTATCTAAGCCGCCACTCATTGTTAGAGCTACAGTAACATTTTCATCAACTGAAACTGTAACAGTTTTTTTATCGTAGTTTGGGCCGCAATCTAGTATCATGTGTGTCTCAAAAATGCGAGCTATTCTGTTGCTAGGAAGCTCGCCAACCCCGGTAGATTACGCTGCTAGAGCGTATTCTCCATATGCAAAGTTATCGTTTGCAGTTACTTTTTTGGCACTTTGCCAGTCAATCAGTCTCGGCATTCCTATTCTTCGTCAATCGATCCTATTTCAGGCCCATCATCTACCTTGAGTTATCGTCTTTCGCAACCCGTACGCGGAGGATACTCGTCTTTCCCCTCAAGGTAGGTGGTGGACCTGCCCGGTACCGCCCCGGGGTCTTGCCGCTTTTATTGTCAGCTGTCAACAACTGATAAAACTATTTAGTACTTACTTCTTATATGCCCACGGATTAATAGCACACGCTGTTCTTTCACCAGTAAAGTTCTCAACTTCATGTGTAATGCCCTGAGAAAAAACTATCAGTCTATTAGTTATTGGCTTAACTTGAAAACTCTTAGTTACAAATTCGCCACCTATTAAATCCTTCACATAGGGGTAATATACTATGCTACAGAGTGGATACCTAACTTCCCCAGTCTTTTCCCAAAGCTCGTCATCAACATCCACATGTCTTTTTGATTTAGTGTTAACATGAGACCAGCACTCGCAACCAACCATCGATGATAAATCAAATACGGTTGCAGCAATTGAAATTATTTTTTCTAGGGGAAATGCAACATCTTCATTTTTATTAATCCAAACATATTTCCCGTCAGTTAGATCTTTAAAAAAATCTAAGGTCTGCGCTATTTCATTTTCATCTAAAATATGGTCAGATACCAACAGTTTGTTTTTCATTAAGAGAATCTAATCCACTTTTCAATGGGTTGGATACCTAATGCTTTACTAGTTGGATTTTTAAATGTTATAATAAAATCGCCCGCAATACTGATACGTCTAGATTGTAAAATTTCTAAATCAGTTGATAGTTCATCATCACCGGGATTCATTATGCTTTTAAAATTAGTATGCACAGTCATGTGCTCAATTGTACTTGGAAAAATTAGAAGCTTACCTTCTTCAGCTTTAAACCCGCTGGCAGGTGTATAAGGCGTTGTTTGTTTGATAGCCTCTTTATCATTATAATCTGACATAAACAACCCGCCAGTAAGATCATTAGCATATGGTTGCGGTGCTTTAAACAGTAACTCACTTGACTTGGGTGGTACATTGACATAATAAACAAATGATAGATGTGCATCACTGTGAGTATGCATTTGAATGTCAGATTTGTTTAAAGCGTTCCACCAACTTTTTACTATAACATATACATATTCATCCGGGTCTACTCCGAGCTCACCTACATATTGTTTAGCTGAAGTTGCAACAAATGAATAAAACGGACGCATAAAGTCATGCATTTGTAAATCAATTATACCCGCTTCACCCTGTTCACCCTTATCGTCAACAAATAAAGACATGTTTTTGTAAAACACATCTTTAAATTCGTCCTTAAATTCATATTGAAAATCACAGACCAATGTTGGAAATAAACTGTAACTATTCATTATCAATCATCAACTTTTGTAATATGCATACAACCATCGATAATTTCTATATTAAGAGTATCGCCTGGTTGCCAGCCTGTGCTAGCAATTACTTCGGGAGGGAAGGTAAGCAACACATGATCAGGATCATCCTGAATGTCGCTGAACAAGTCTTCTACACGATATGTTTTCATATAATTTTTACTATTACTTTGTCTTTGACTAGTTCAAATACCAAAGCCTTATCAACGCCTTTCTTTCTAATATAAAAAGATTTAGCATCCTTGGGTGACGGTTCCACAACATCCCCCTCATTGATATCTAAATATTCCTTAACTTCATGGGGAATATTAAAATGTATCAATTCGTCTGTGTCATCATATTCTTCGAATAGATCATCGAGACTATATTCTTTTAAAATTTTCATTAGTTGTCCTCGGGGCGATTACTATACCAATGTGTTTCTTTTGGTGTATCTATAGAATAAGACTGTTGTCCTAAATCAATGCATAACTTTTCAGCAATTTCTTCTGCTGTAGCAAACAATTCATGAAAGTATTTTGGGAATCTAGGATAGTTTATGATTCCAACAATCACCCCGTCTTCTTCGCCGCCCGTATAGACATACTTAGTGGGGGTAACAGTAACGCACATACCTTTTTGGTCGCAGTACTGTTTTGTTGATTCAACCGCTTTGCTGTAATCGCCAGCAATGTATATGTTGAATGTTATACTTCTTGATCTGGCTTTGTGCATCTTTATCAAACTTTTATTGGTACCCCAGGAGGGACTCGAACCCCCACGCTCGCGCACTGGAACCTAAATCCAGCGTGTCTACCAATTCCACCACTAGGGCATTATTTCATTTTATTTATAGCAAGCCTTCTTGCTGTAGCACGATTACTGACTTTTCACTAAGTGCTACAGTAGTGCCTACATTAAGCTCTAGCAAGCGATCCTGTAGAGCCTGCTTGCGCTTCTTGAGATCTGCTAGTTCTGCCTTAGCTGAACTAACTTCTGCTTCGGTGAACACACCAGTTTCAACACCGCTGGTGTGACGGTACAGACGTGCTTCACCAGTCTGCTCACGAAGACGAGCTAGTCGTCCACCTAGCACAGCAGTCTCTAGCTGTACAGTTGCGCCGGCTAGCTGACCTTGTAGCTGGATACGCTTTTCCAGCTGTGCTACGTCTGCTAGTAGCTCTGTGATGCCAGCAGCCGCGTTAGCAGTTGCTACACCCTTACGAACAGCGTACAGCACGTCTAGTAGTGCTGTCTTGCGTACAACAGTCTTAGTGACTTCGTCGCGCTTGGCTGCGATTACAGAATCTGCGTTCTGGAACTCATCCACTGTAGCAGTGGTGGTTACATCGAGACCTTTGAGTGTTTCGTTGATTGTGTTTTGTAGGGCTGATGCCTTGCGTAGTGTGATATTCATTTGCCTATTCCTTTTGTTTGCCGTGCCATAATAGAAACGGAGAGGGAAAGTGAGTTGCCAACTTAACAATAAACACCAGGCCCCGTTCGGGAACCTTAAAAACAAGCCGCATATGAACAATGCACAAAGGCCTGCTTATGTCTAGTCAACAAAACACAAAGTTGTTCAATAAGAAGGACTAGAGCACACAAGCAATAGAGAGTTTCAAGCTCTTTGCTGTACGGGAGTATGCAAAAGCATACAGGTGCTGGTTCTCGTTTCCTTCCCAACTCCGGGCAGTTTGCAGATTCTCACGCCCTGCTTAACCGCCAAAACTTATTAAAAGAACACACTGGGGTCATGACCCTCCCGCTTAGTGACGGGCAATGTGTTCATCTAATAAGTTATCTAACCAAGCCTGAGATTACAGCTTTGAACGAGTGTCTTTGACTTGTACCCTATCCCTTGCGAGGATGGTTGAGTCGTTATCCACTAAGGTCCTTGCGGATCACCTAGTAACACTCAGTGCTGCCTTTTTTGGAGAGTGGCGTTTCTCTCGTCGTATGTTGCTATTCGTCCATCTATCTTCCGCTAGCCTTGCGAGCTATTCGACTGCGCTAACAGTCTACGTCTTCTATCCGAACAATCACTTCGGCCTTGCGAGCTTCTGTGAACCCAATTCACTTGCGTGTCAGGTATTAAGCACCTTTCACAACATACCGGAACAGTCTTTCGCTTTTTGTATCAAAGAAGGATTTGAACCTTCGCCGATTCCTCAAAATGGAATTGCTCTACCTCTGAGCTATTTGCGAACCTACCAAGATGTGCTGTTCCAGTTGCTCCATATCTTGTTAGATACAGAATACAACACACCTCATGCCTTTTGCCTTGCGAGCTACTCAACGGTTTTTCAAGTCTCCCCTCATCGGTTCAACTATCAAACTAGTACTCAGCCCTTCTGCGCGAACAGTCGAACCCTGTACCTACCTGTTGATCATCAACATTCGCAAGTTTGGTATGTTATAGCTTGGCCACCACAGCCTCTTAGAACTCACCGACTGGCTCTGTTCGTATCCTTTCGGACTATAACACCTGCTTACTGTCTATCGCCAACCATTACAGTGACGAAGGTTGCTTTCGCCTTACGGCGAGTCAACCCTGACCCAGGCTTGCATAAATGGACTCTTGCGAGCGCAGGTGCGTAGGCTTTCCTGCTTTAGCTACATTGCTGTAGTTACCCTAAGGACGTTATGCCGCCCAATTTTTACTTTTTAAAGAACGTTGCTAATTTCTTAGCTTATGTTTACAATATACACGAAATAATTTGTTTGTCAACTACTTTTTAATATTTTTTTTCTACTCTTCAATAATAATTTAAGATTAGTTTTAGAGATGGCTGACCCTCAAGGATTCGAACCTCAGCTGCCGGAATCAAAATCCGGTGTCCTACCGCTAGACGAAGGGTCAAAAAACCTATTTTGATAAACTGTGTTTTACAGGCTTACCGTTTTCATCAACGCAGACGAAAACCATTTCGTCAATCTCAACAATAACATTTTGTGTTGTTAGATCTCTGACTTTTACTTCGAGGGTAATACTAGAATTACCGACCTTCTTAAGAGCAATACCAATTTCAACTATATCTCCTTGACGAGCAGGAGCAACAAAATCAATTGCTGATATGCTTTTAGTTACTACCTTTTTATGACGAGTTTCAACACTGGCATAAATTACAGCCTCTTCGTCAACCCATTGCATTAGTCTACCACCAAACAGGGTATTGTTTGCATTTAGGTCTTCCGGACGAACTAATTTTCTAGTTAAAAATCGCATGTTTCATATTGCTCTATTTTAAATGGTCGGGCATGTAGGATTCGAACCTACGACCCCCTGCTCCCAAAGCAGGTGCGCTAGCCAGACTGCGCTAATGCCCGAAAACTTTAATTACTTTTCTGTTCCAACTTGAACAGCGCCACCAGCAGCATCTACCTTTTCACCTGCAACAGTTACAGTTACGTCACCGCGCTCAATAGCATCAGCAAATTTGTAACCAGTTAATCCGCCGCCGATCAAAAATCCAATAACTACACCGGCTCCAAACTTGGCTGCATCAATTAAAAATTTCTTCATATTCTACTTTTCCTTATTAACAAAGGGACTAGACTGCGCTAATGCCCGATAAAAATGGTGCGGGATCCACGGGGCGGGATCGAACCACCGACACGCGGATTTTCAATCCGCTGCTCTACCAACTGAGCTACCATGGCGTTTGGAGTCTCGGCTGCGCCTTGACCTGCCATTCTAGGGTATCACCTCTTTTGCTGTTGCAATCAGATACCTCAGGCGACTCCCGTTCTACTCTTTCCTATATGTGGCGGAGAGGGAGGGATTCGAACCCTCGGTACAAGTTTCCCCGTACAACGGTTTAGCAAACCGGCCCATTCGGCCACTCTGGCACCTCTCCTAATTATTAATGGCCGGCCCTGAGGGACTCGAACCCCCAACCCCCAGTTTCGAAGACTGACGCTCTAATCCATTGAGCTAAGGACCGTTGGTAGCAGTAGTAGGACTCGAACCTACGATAAACACCGTATGAAGGTGTCGCATTAGCCGCTATGCTATACTGCCAAAAAATGGCTCCCTAGGATGGGTTCGAACCACCGACCAGACGATTAACAGTCGTCTGCTCTACCACTGAGCTACTAGGGAATGGAATATGTTTTATTGCTTCAATCTTGTCTTTTTGCCGCTGTATAAATTTATTTAAATTTATTCTGTTGTGCTTGATTTTTGGCAATAATTTTTTATAAAAACTGTTTAAATTCTCATTCTTAAGATTTTCAACAGCTTGCGTAATTTGTTCTATTTGAAAAGACCAACTTTCGTTATTGTTGTAAACACAACCAAAGTCTTCCCAAAACAATTCGAAACCTTGACTTTTCAAAAAGTCATTCGCATACACATTAGTAAAGTGCAAAAAAGGCCTCATACCGTATATAGGTTTCCAAGTTTTTTCACTTAGAAACACTTGATACGGATTGTTCCAATCATATTGTGTTTCGCTAATGATATTTAAAAAATGACTATTCCAAATGTCTAAACTACCAACTGTGTTTATATCATTAACCACATTAGTACTGTTGCTTTCCCAATGAGCATAAGTTGCTGTTCCGTATGCATTATGAGATTTAAGAGCATTATATAATTCTTGTCTATGACCAGTGTTTGATCTTTGATAACACAAGAACACTTTTTCAAAATTACACTTTAAGAAATCATCTTGTAGATAATTTCTAAACTGCCCTTCGGGGGAAAATCCTAAACACCAATAGTTTAAATAATCGTCTATGTTGTTGCCTACTACACGAACATGATTTGTATTATTCAATAGTTCAATGTAATGTGCTAAAGGTGTATTATTATCACCAACGAACATAGGATCAAAACAGTTAAACAGTAGAACAGGTTTATTATAGGTTAACAAAAACTCATAAAATTCCCGCTGCTGCCAACTGCAACTAGCCAGTGTGTAATTAGAAGATTCAAACTGTCTAATCCATCGAGCAAAATTTGCCACCGAAAGATATTGACTGTTTACTAAAGGATCTTCACTGTATGCTACTGTTTCTCGAACAAATTGAAAACTCATACAGTTATATATCGCATTTGGAGCGGATAGCCAGATTCGAACTGGTCCTCATCAGCTTGGAAGGCTGAGGCACAACCCCTATACCATACCCGCATTTAACTGGAGGGACGGGCCAGATTCGAACTGGCGGCTTTACGGATTTGCAATCCGTTGCATTGGACCAACTCTGCCACCGTCCCAAGAAATGGTGCCCCAGCACGGATTCGAACCGCGGACCTACCGCTTACAAGGCGGTTGCTCTGGCCAACTGAGCTACTAGGGCGTTATTTGGCATACCCTTAAGGATTCGAACCTCAACCAGCGGTTTTGGAGACCGTTATGCTACCGTTAACACCAAGGGTACAAAAATCTATTTACGACATGGTGCTCCCGGAAGGATTCGAACCTCCAACCTAACCGTTATGAGCGGTCAGCTCTACCATTGAGCTACAAGAGCGTACCATGTAACTGGTGGACTGTGTAGGGATCGAACCTACGACTTACTGATTAAGAGTCAGCTACTCTACCTACTGAGTTAACAGTCCGTATTTTAAATTGGTGGACCCTCCGGGGCTCGAACCCGGGACCAATAGATTAAAAGTCTACTGCTCTACCTACTGAGCTAAAGGTCCGTTCTGTTCAATTACTTTGGCTGTTCATTTTCACTAAGAGCAGATTTTGCCTTTTCAGCAACAACTTCTGCGTTTTTGGCCGCGGCGAGTGCTTCGACTGCTGCTGGACCAGCAGCTTCTTCTATCGATAGTGTTTGTACACTAGGAGCACATGCTGTGGTAAGTGCAACAACTGCAATTGCAGCAATAGTAATAAAATTCTTCATGGTAACTCCTTTAGCACTTCTGTGCGATATTCGCTGTCACTCAAACAATGAAACTGTGCCTGTAACTTGCTGTTAATAATTGTGCGAGTCACATTACCTGCAAACTGCGTACATTGGATCATGCTCGCAGTTTCGTAAGTATCTTTAGCAACAAACTCGCCCTCTGCGGTAAACAGGTACACAATCAACCAGTAAGTCATGCCGTGACTCCATTAACATAATCTCCTGCGGCATCCCAAGCATCATCTTCAGTGTTATATGAAGCCTGAGAACGAACCTCGGCACCCTCTAGAAACTTAACTTTCCAAACCCATGCCCATGGAGCGGAAGGCTCAACAAGGGCATCAATGCACACATCTTTTTCAATCATTGCTGAACGCATTTTCATTTCCTTAATCAAAAAAGTTACCAACTGCCCAACGATAGTTGCGTAGCGAACCACTGGCCATCCAAGCACCCTGCGGAAGACTACCAAACTGCTTGTTGGCTTCTGCCATTGCTTCCAGCATCTTGGTTGCGTCAACTTCAACCTTCTTACCGTTTGCTTCAAACTTGTAAGTGTTCATTGCCTAACTCCTTTGCCTACATTTTTACAATAGCAGGTTTTAGATATATGTCAACCAAAAAATGCCTTATTAGATGCTCGGCTTGTCTCGATTTTCTTCCATCTGCTTTGCAATGCGAGTCGATTCAGCAGCCTTCTCCGCAGGAGTAAGAACCTTGTTCTGGATCGCACGAAGTGCATCCAACTCTCCTTCGGGCATGTTTGCAATAACATCTGCAAGGGCAAACTCCATACGCTGCACTTCAGCTTCGTAGCCCGCTTCCTTATAGATGTTTAGGCTAGCAATACGACCTTCGATAGTACGAATATAATTCTGTTTAGTAGTAAATGCTGGATTACTCATGCTCAATTCCTTCTTGATTGATTTGTTACATCCACACTTTATTAAGTGCTTGGCGCTCCCACCCATAACCATCTGAGTCAGGATCCTCATCGTAGATGGGGAAATCTTCTGGAGCATTATCGTTATAGTATTCCATCTCTAACTCAGCTTCAAGCGAAGCCTTCTCCCAGGCGTAGTATTCATCACCACGCGGAGTAGTGTACAGCGTCATACCAATGTCATTAAGTACAGGATCAGTCATTTACATTAACTCGCTAGGAACAAGAGCGTAACCAACTTTCATATCTTCACGAACAACCGTGAACATAACAAAAGCAAAAGCGATAACAGCAAAAACAAACATCCAACTACTCCCTACTGCCTACATTTTAACAATAGCAGGTTTTGGATATATGTCAACCAAAAAAGTGATTTTTAGGTAAGAAAGTTTACTATTCTTTTGCCGACTGATGTAGCGTTTGTCTACTCTGTGCTTTTCCTAGGATCACAGTCATTAAGCCGCGAACAAGGTTAGTCCTCGGTATGTCGATTCGCTAACGAGCTTTCTTACCTAAACTTGGCGGAGAGGGTGGGATTCGAACCCACGGAAGTGTTACCTTCGTCAGTTTTCAAGACTGGTGCAATAAACCGGACTCTGCCACCTCTCCAATTTGGCGACCCGTACCGGACTTGAACCGGTGGCCTCATGCGTGACAGGCATGCGATCTAACCAACTGATCTAACGGGCCATAAATTCTATAAGTGTGCTGCTACTAGTCCCCACTAGCCCAGTACTGAGTTGTTGCCCTGTCCACAAAAGCATTTCTAAGTCGGCTTTTGAACGCCCGTGCAATGTTATCGAGTCACCCATGTTAAGCAGGTCTCTGCGGCAGATTGCTTCGCCGGTATCTTTATGGCATGATACGTCTACCCACTTTCGTTGCGCCCAAAGTGTAATGCGGGGTATCTGGGGTGAAGGACGGGACTTGAACCCGCGACAACCGGTACCACAAACCGGGGCTCTACCAACTGAGCTACCATCACCATTAGATGGTGTCAGAAGGTGGACTCGAACCACCGGCCTCTCCCTTATCAGGGGAGTGCTCTAACCAACTGAGCTATACTGACAAATATGGTGGAGATGGACGGGATCGAACCGACGACATTTAGCTTGCAAAGCTAACGCTCTCCCAACTGAGCTACATCCCCAAATCTGGTTGCAGGAGAGGGATTTGAACCCCCGACCTTGTGGTTATGAGCCACACGAGCTACCAACTGCTCTATCCTGCGTCAAACTTTAATTTGGTACACCGTACGGGATTCGAACCCGTGATCTTCGCCGTGAAAGGGCGATGTCCTAAGCCGCTAGACGAACGGTGCATAAATTATAAACATTACTTATACGAAAACCTTGGTGGGAAAGGAAGGATTCGAACCTACTCAGCTAATAGCGCCAGATTTACAGTCTGGTGTGACTCTCCAACTTCACCGCTTGCCCACATGAATTTTTACCACACTCTTTCGAATGTGGGTAGATAAGCGCAGGACTCATTAGATTAATCCCAATGTGACCACGCCTTTGGCCGCGGTCCTGCGCTTATCTACTCTAGGTTTTTACCACCAGTGTTTTCGCCACCGGCTTCTCATCCCCTAGGCCGCCCACGTTAGTAGCAATTTGTTTATAGTGCCTTGCAGGACCGCGTTCCCTATTAGCACTTTACACACTATATACTCAGGTTTTTATCTTGTCAACTACAAAATAAAAAACCCCGGAGTATTTCTACTTCGGGGTCCGCATAGTATATAGTTATATGAGTACAACCTTATACTGTGCTTCCCCCCTCTAGAATCGGATCATGATTTTGTCCGCAGAAGAAGACAACGCCTGACCAATAACTGGCCATACGATTCGTTCTTAATGCCGATTTTATCATTTGCGTCATCATAGTCCTTATTATACACAGAAGTTTTCTTCTGTCAACCTATTTATGCAACTTTATTTATCTTTTTTAAAATAAGGGATTTTTGGTACCCTAAGAGGGACTCGAACCCCCACTCTCTCGAAGCAGATTTTGAGTCTGCCGTGTCTACCAATTCCACCATTAGGGCTTCAATTCTTCTGTATCAAATATTAAATGAACACGGGGTGTGTGGCCAACGTTCCAGCAAGCATGTTCTTTATTAGTTATCATCTTATACATAGCACCTACGTCATGCATAAAATAAAGTCCTTTATCAACGTGGAACATTGCTCCTTTATTAGTAGCTACAGGAATATGGAATCTATAATCATAAAAATCATCAGTGTGTAGACAAAATGCTTGTCCAGATACTAGTTCAGCATATTTTACAATTGTAACCCTTAAACCAATATTGTTTAACCATTTATTAACATCGCAAACTACTTGTTCAGTATACGATCCTTGAAATGGTTTTAAAATGTTATCAACGTTCCATGAACTTCTGTCACCACGCTGCATTGCTTCTTTGGCAGGTTTACATCTCAACGAAAAACTAAGATGTGGTGGTGCAGTATCCTTATCAAAACTAGAGTATGTAACTCTAATTCTTTTTACTTTTTCACCTGCATATTGTGATTTAACTTTTTCGTATTCTCGTAAAAGCAGACCAGTTTTAAAATTAAACTGATTAATTTTTTCTATCATTTAGATTTAACTTCTTGTTATTTTGTTATGTTTCTTAAATTCTTTAACTAACTTACCCGATAATCTAAATGCTTGCTTTTCCCAAGGCTGCTGACTATAAGATGTATCTGTATGATCAATGCCCTTCCAGTAACATTTAGAATAGTATGTAGTCCATTCTTTCTTAATGCTCTGCTTAACATGGATCATTTCATGCATTGTGGTTTCAAGCAATTGATTAATATTTTGCTTCTTCCACAACTCCATATGAAAGCTATTATAGCCTGAAATGTTTACAACTGAACCATAATCTCCGGGCAGCAAACCAACACCATCTTGTTTTTTAAGCTCAACATTAATGTGCAGCGAACGAGTCGTTGGCAACATCAGGTTGATGCAAAAATTAATAGCTTTCTTAACGAGCTTTCGCTGTTTGGCGTTCCCGCCTTGTATAGAAAGTTCTATCATACTGTGTCCCTTTCGCTGTGTAGCCGTTTTGATTATTACATGTTGTATTTATCACACTCTATATTATAACAAAAATTTTCGTTGATGTCAAACTGCCCAAAAGTTAACAGAGTACTTAAAAATCAAAATAGTATAACGCCAAATTCTTCAAATTATCTGAGTGTTTTAAAACATCTATGTATTGTTCAACCAAACTATTAAATTCAGGATAGTTTGAAAACTCGGTATCTAACACAGATATTTTCCCAAGGTTCTTAGACCATGGTTTTGCTTTAAGCATCAGCTCTAGGGGAGAACGGTATTTTATGTCAAACTCATTATACACTCCGGACGCTGATGCTAGGTGTTTCTTAAGAGACTCAAATCCTGTATTCTTTAAAATTGGTGCTATAATTTCTACTCCAAAAGATCTATAAAATTCGGTTTTATACCGCATTGCATTCATTTGATTAGAATATTGAGAATCTATATCAAAGTAATTTTTATTTTCTTTTCTTTTACCCCCTATATAGATTTTTTCATCTTTGAGTAATTTTAAATTCTGCTCAAATCCTAAATAAACCATTTCGGTATCTAAATAAAAAATATCTTTAAGTAATTTTAAATTATTCTTTTGTGCATAAGAGTAGTAGGGCGCACTAACTCTAGTATACTGTTCTTTTGTATGTGTCGATAACTTAATATCGTTATCCGAAAAATAATGAGTAAAAAGTAAGGTTGGCTCACCTCCCATAATAAGAGGAGTATCAGCAGAAAGTTTAGACAGAAATTTTAAATGGGCAGCGATTTGGGGACTACTTACTTTATAAGTTTCTCCGTATTCGATTAGTTCGTTACTATTTAAAAATTCATACAAGTCAATATCAATTATTTCTAATGGAATACTGTAGTGCTGGCAGTATCTCTGACTAGCAACAACATCTGGTGCATTAACAACGGTTCCCTGCCAAATACCAGCATAAGTTACAGCTGAAATATCTATACCCAACTTTTTAGCTGCCTGTAGAGAAAACTGGCTATCAATTCCGCCGCTCAAACACACACGGGCAGAATTAATTCCGGCAAAATGTTCAGCTAGTTTGTCCCAAAATATAACATTTGCAGATGGCTTTTTGACCCCTAATTTTAGGATAGTGCCCGTATTGGTGTACACTATTTCACAGGATTTGCCAAATAAAATTTTATCTTCCATATTCCTCATCTTGTTAAAGCTAAACTGATAAATACTTATATAAATACAGCGAAAATTAAACGCTAATTTGGAGCAGACATGAAATACTTAGTAGCACTAGACCCCAATCTATACGCAGATAATGCAGCAGCCGTTGCTGCTATTACTGCTACAGGTGCTGGAATCGTTAACAATTATGCTTTTAACTTGACTTTTGAGATTGAAGCCACAGCTGAGCAATTTGACAGTTTAGCTGGTGTGCTTATGTCACAGGATTCAAGTGTTAGCGTAAATGTTAAATTGCAGGTTGCAAATACTGATCATTTGCTATATTGCACAGGAACTCCAGCTAATCCAAGACCCTGGTTACCAATAACAACAGGCGCAGGAGAATATGTTTATCTAGTTGATACAGGTATTAAAAACAGCCACCCAGAATTTACGGCGTCCGATATTGTTGATCTTTGGACAAACTTTGCAAATGATCCTGCCATTAGTGATTATGACGATCAAGCAGGTCACGGAACAGCAGTTGCCAGCTTAATTGTTGGTTGGAGTCAAGGTACTGCAAAGAATGCAACACTATACAATTTAAAATTGTTTAACCAAAACAGCGGCAACATTACAATTGGTGAAATTATTAATGCACTAAATGCAGTATTATATCATCACAATGGTAATTTGCTTTCAAAGGCAAAGACTGTTTGTTTGCCATGGGTCATCCCACAAAATAATTTCGTTGACGCTAAAATCAACGAGATGAACGAAAATAACTTAATTGTTGTTTGTGCGGCCGGTAATGACGGTGCTGACATCAATACATATTCACCTGCCGGTGTTGTTAATGCTATTACAGTAGGTGCTTATGATAGAAACTACAATGTTAGCTCGTTTACCAATGCGCCCTGGGGTGGTGCTGCTACAACAGGTTTTGTAAACTATGGTGCTGAACTAGATATTTTTGCACTAGGTGTCGATGTTGATGTAGCATCAATTAGTGACCCGTCCAACTATGAAACTGTTAGCGGTACAAGTTTAAGTACAGGAGTTGTAGCAGGTATTTCTACTCACTACACATCTAGATATCCTACAAAAACTGCAAAAGAAATCAAAGATATTATTCTCCAAGAAGGTCATTTCTTAGGTTCAAGTAAACTAGTTTTTGATAGCAGTGATGCCAATGTTAATTACAATCTAGTTAACAAATCAATCATTACAACAGACAATACAGATACCGCCCAAGTAGCAACTACACCATCAGGTAGACTGTTAAATGTACAAGTTGGTGCATCTGCAACAGCAAACATTGGTTTAAATCCGGATGCTACTGAAGTAGAAACATTAGACTTTGCACCAACACCACCATTTATTAGTTTTGATGCAAGCACAGGTATTGTCAGTGTAACAGCCACAGGCCTAGATCCAACTGTTCAGGTTCCCGGTGTATATGTTTTTGCAATTAAAGGCAAAATAAATACTAATATTGTTGTTGAAGAATATAGTGTTGGATTATACACAACCAGCGAAGATGAGTTAACATCAAGCAGTCAATATTATTATGACGCCGATGCAAACGAATATGACCTTGTTGTTTCATATCAAGTTTCGCCAAACCTTTACGGTGGCGGCGGCCCGAAACCATAATCAAAATAATATAAATTTTAGAGCCCGTGTTTTAAATAATACGGGCTTTTTTATGACCGTATATATTGATCTTACCACAGCAAACACCGTTTATAATCCGCTAGGACCTCAGGGTAGTTGGATACAGCATCGGTTTGGAAGAAGAAATTATCCACATTTAGAATTAGACAAAAATCTAGTATTGTCATATCTAGATCAAACCGATGATATTATATTTCTAACTAGTTCGTACGGAGATCCGCTGTGTTATTCTCATATTGAAGATATTATAAAATCAAACAAGCAATTTATTATACACTCCTATCTAAACATACAAAATGACAAGCTCTTTGAATTACTAGCCGAGTCTAATAGTAGCGTATTTGTTAAACTCAGCGGGTTAGATAATATTGTTGATAAAATTTATTTAAATTCAAACTGGGACATTATTAAACGAAATTTGTCAATACTAAAAAACAAAGCAGTACTAGAGTTTGAACTGTTTGAACACAATCATCATCAAATTGATAATCTATTAGATTTATGCCGGCAACTTGGTACAAGAGTAAAAATTGCTCACGGAACTTCTCTTAACGAAATTATTGTAGAGGATTCGGTAAGAGGTTATAGCAGTATTATTGATCAACGAGGCAATTGGTTATATGATGTTGTTAGTATTAATAGTCCATACCCACAAGAATTCTGTACGCCGGAACAATTATCAACTATACCTAAACTAATCTTACCTCAAAAAGATTTAGTCAAGAGTACTCGAGGATTTTTAACACTAAGAACCTTTGTTAAAGACAAGATTGGAAGAACCATATTAGAACATCCGCTGATCTTTAAAACAGAATCTAAAAAAAGTTTTAGGCCATTAACCGGCTACAGCATAAGTGTTACTGGGCATGTCTTCCCAAATGAAGAAATCACTAAAACATTTTCCAATATGCTTTGTTCAGATTGGCACATAAATTATAAAGATGTGTTTATGTTTCAAGGTAACTACACAAATGAATATTTGTTAGAAATCGTTAAACTAGTTAATCAAATTAACTCGCTAGATCTTAATAAAATACACTACAGTAATAGTTTAAGAAGTGTGTTAAGCTACCTTAGTGATAGCAATATCTGATATATTATTGCAAAAATCAAACGGGCATTCAGTTTCAGAGGATGGTAATTCCCAACTGTCTAAATTAGAAATGTTACCAAAGTGCTTTGCGCCGCACCAACTACTGTAGATATCACCGCTTGCATCAATATTAATGCTTTCGAAACCTAGAGAGCATTTCATACCCTTAAATTTATTAAGGCCCTCATTTATAATTAAATGACTCTGAACATACTTTGCTGTACCATCATCGTAGAGAAACTCTGTCATCCATGCAGTAGGATCCGGAGGGGGAGGCTGCGGTGCGTCAGGGTCTGGGGGCGGACAGGGGCTTGGCTTGATACCAGGGCGTCGGAGCACTTCTAATTCAGCTTCATTATAAGGCCAGTATGTTTCTTGCTTACTGTTGCGACCTAGTAGCTTTGCGTACATTGTTTTAACGCATATACTTACACTATCGTATCTATTGCGTTCGCAATTTAAAAATAGATTTCGTAAATCCTCAACCCATTCTCCTAAAGATTCTACCTCGCCTGCAACGCCGGCAATATTAATATCTATAGTAACATGATCTTTGATTTCGTTAATAACAGCAACTAAATGCTCTCTAGTCTGCGTTTTTGGATGAAAAGTAATTACAACACCGTCTAGGTATTCCTTAGCTTTACTCCACCAATTTATAGTTCTACTGGCATTTGTAAAAACAACGCTGTTTGTCCTATACTCAGATATGCGTCGAATGATATCTTCAAATCCGGGCATAACTGTGACTTCGCCGCCAATAAGTTCAAAGTCGACTCTTTTGTTTTGATTATTATAATGCGTACATATCCTATCAACAGTAGTAAGGTATGTGTCCAGAGACAGCCATGGCCTGCTGCCATCGTGTAGAATAGATGGACAATATTCGCAATTATAGTTGCATTGGTTACCCATGTTCCACTGAACACGAATATTACCAATTGGACCTCTGGCATGTGGGCCTTTTACGGACACCAACTTTGCCATGTTATCTTCCTACAATGACTGTGGGAGCACCTGCAATAACAGCATGTCCACAGGCCGCAGTACTTAATGATTCAACTGCAACTGCTTTAAATTCAGCAAAAACTGTAGTACTAGCTGTAATAATAGATGGTTGAATATGTGGTGCTTCACCGTGGGTAGCAACAAGATCGTTAATAACGCTCACTGTTGAATATTCAGCTTTAACAGTAGGAGCACCAGGACCAGTAATGATTCCTGTTCCTGCTAACGATGCTGTTACTTTGGCTATCCCGGGCATAATATTATTTATGCCAGGTCGGCGTCGTTTTCGTCGCCTAGTTCCTCTTTAACTAGATCTAAGTATTCTTCTGCTGTTACTTCGCTGGTTTCTAATACTGCAAAAATCTGATTGGTATGTAAAAATACTTCATCACATTTTGCTGTTAGGGCAAAAGGAATTAACACTACGCTGTCGCCTGAAATAACCACAATCTTTGGATGGTGGATTGTTAATATTGTACCTTCTTCATTAAAGCCCATTAGTCGTGCAACAATCTCATCACCTTTATGTGACTTAATAGTTACAACTTTACCTGCTAGTGATTTTAAATTATACATAATTATAGGCTCCCAAGTGAACCATAATCAACAGGTTCTTCCATTTTATTTTTAATACCCTCAACGCCCAAAGTGCTTAATCCAGCAAAGCCGCCTTCAACAAAGAGCTTTCGTTGGTAATAGATTTGAGGCATAGTTCTATGGCCTTCATTTAATACAAACTCTCTAGCTTCTGTGTCGGTTTCAATATTGATTTCTTCAAACAGTATATTGTTATTTTTAAGTAGCGCCTTAGCCTGTAAGCAATAACCGCAATTGTTTTTTGTGTATAGTGTTAGCATTTTATAAACTTAACCCCTTAAATGTATCTTCTGTGACATCCTGCTTGGTGCCGCCAATTATATAACTACTTATTTCAGTTTCTTGTGGTGCGACCTGAACTTCGGCGCCGCTGATCCACTTTTGAGTCCAGGGTAGTGGGTTACTTCCTGGTGATTTAAACGGTGTTTCTAAACCAACACTTTTCATGCGCTTTGCAGCAATCCATTCAACATATTGCTTTAAAAGATCTGCGTTAAGTCCAATCATCGACCCGTCTTGAAACAAATAGTCTGCCCAGTCCTTTTCCTGTCTAATTGCATTCATAAACATTTCTGTGCATGTACCCTTTGTTTCTTCTGCAATCTTAGCAAAATCAGGGTCATCAGATGGAAGCACCTTTAGCATATGTTGGGAACCAGCTAGATGAACATTTTCGTCTCGGGCAATTAGTTTGATAATTTTAGCATTGCCTTCCATCTTCTTTAGTTCAGCAAATGCCCAACTACAGGCAAAACTAACATAAAAGCGCACACCTTCTAGAATGTTAACACTCATTATGGCTAGCCAAATCTTTTTCTTGATATCATACAAGTCAACAACTACTTTCTTTCCGTTGACGGTATGGGTTCCTTCACCTAGCAGATTGTACCAGCTGACAGCTTCAATAAGATCATCATAATTCTTACTAATGCTTTCAGCACAGTTAACAATTTCCTTCATATCTTTCATTTCATCAAACACCTTACTAGGGTCGCTGTAGATGTTGCGAATGATATGAGTATAGCTGCGGCTGTGAATAGTTTCACTAAACGCCCAAGTTTCAACCCAAGTCTCAACTTCTGGTAAACTAACAATAGGCAAGAAAGCAACATTAGGGCTGCGACCTTGAACGCTATCAAGCAAAATTTGTCGTTTTAAGTTGCTGGTAAAAATATGCTGTTCATGGTCAGTAAGATCTCTAAAGTCCTTACTATCTCGGGTCACATCAATTTCTTCAGGTCGCCAAAAGAACCCCAACTGCTTGTCAGTTAGTTTGTCAAACTGACGATACTTTAATGTATCGTAACGCTGCATAGTTACTGTACCGCTAGCGTCTAAAAACATTGTGGCAGTGGTATGATCTTTACGATTGTTAGAATTAAAAACTGAATATGTCATTATTTGTTACCTTAGATTTTACACGAATCGCAATCTGCGTCGTCATCTGCACCTGGTGCTAACGGCGTTTCTGCTTTGTTGATGTCAACTTCGCCTTGACCATCATATGTATTATTATAATATAGTTGCTTTCCGCCGTACTTGTAGAACATTACGATATGCTGAAGCAATAAACTCATTGGAATTTTTTCATCTTCAAAATGCTGAGGATTATAGCTGGTATTAACACTAATACCTTGATCAATGTACTTTTGTAGTACAGCACAAATCTTTAAATAACCTTCCGGGCTCCGTTGATCCCAAAGAAGATCATATTTGTTCTTTAATCTACGATACTCAGGAACAACTTGCTTGAGCACGCCATCCTTACTTTGCTTTACACTTACATAACTGCGAGGAGGTTCAATACCATTAGTACTGTTGCTGATCTGTGCAGATGTTTCTGCGGGCATAAGTGCCATTAAAGTACTGTTTCGAATACCGTAAGTTTTTAGGTCTTTGCGTAAAGACTTCCAATCCATACGCTCCTTATGCTTTACAAGTTCATCAACTTCCTTCTTGTAGGTTTGATTTGGCGTGATGCCATCTGCATACTTGGTTTCGTTATTCTTAAGACATGCACCCTTTTCACGAGCAAGTTTCACGCTTGCCTTAATAAGATAATAACTCCATGCTTCTGCCCACTCATCAACAAGATCTAAATTTGGATTCTGATAGTTAGTATCATTCTTAGCTAACCAGTAAGCAAAGTTAATAATGCCAACGCCCAAGGGCCTACGATTCATTGTACCTAGGTGAGCAGCAAGTACTGGATAGCTCTGATAGTCTAGTAGTTCATCCAGCGCACGAACAGCTAGTTCACATGGCTTTTCAAAGTCTTCTGGGTTCTTAATATTGCCCCAATTAATAGCACTTAATGTACATAGGCTAATTTCACCCTCTGGGTCGTTGATATCCTTTAATGGCTTAGTGGGCAAATTGATTTCACAGCACAAATTACTTTGATGAATAGGTGCTAAATCTTCTTTGAATGCCCCATGGCTATTAGCATGATCAACATTCATTAGATAGATACGGCCAGTATCTTTACGCTCAGTCACAAACGCACTAAACAAATCTACTGCTTTAATAGTCTTTTTACGAATACGAGAGTTGCGCTCTGCTGCTTCATATAGTTCTCTAAACTTATCTTGGTCAGCAAAAAATGCGTCATACAAGCCAGGAACATCATGTGGCGAGAACAAAGTAATGTCGCTGCCTGTGAGCAAACGTTCGTACATTAGTTTATTAAACTGTACACCATAGTCCATATGACGTACACGATTGTCCTCTGTACCTTTATTATTTTTTAGTACAAGAAGATCCTCTACTTCGAGGTGCCAGATTGGATAGTAGAGTGTGGCTGCTCCGCCTCTGACGCCGCCTTGCGAGCAGCTTTTGACCGCGCTCTGGAAGTGCTTATAAAACGGTATGACACCAGTGTGGCTAGCATCACCGTTCCGAATGGGAGAGCCAATAGCCCTAATGCGACCGGCGCCGATACCAATTCCTGCTTTTTGAGATACATACTTAACAATTGAGCTCGCTGTCGCATTAATACTGTCCAAACTATCATCTGTTTCAATTAGCACACAACTGCTAAATTGACGTTGTGGTGTTCTTACACCTGCCATAATTGGCGTGGGTAAACTAATGTCAAATGTACTAGTTGAATCGTAGAAATCTTTAACATACTGCATACGTGTTTCTTTAGGGTAACGTCCAAAAAGAGTCGCTGCAATCATGATATACGCGACTTGTGGCGTTTCAAAGATTTGCTTGGTTGCACGATTCTGTACAAGATACTTGCCGCGGAATTGTTCCATAGCAGCATAGGTTAGTAGGTTATCGCGATCATGCTTGATGTAAGCATCAAGTTCGTTGATTTCTTCAACTGTGTATAACTCTAGAATCTCTTTATCGTAGAAACCTTTGTTGATATTTGACTTAATAATATCAAACAACGAAGGCGGTTGGAACTCGCCATAAACATGTTTACGCAGATGATAGTTGATTAGCCTACCTGCAACATATTGATAGTTAGGGGTCTCTTCGCTAATAAGATCAGCGGCGCTTTTAATTAGCGTTTCTTGAATATCTGAACTAGTAATGCCATTATAAAATTGAATATGACTCTTAATTTCAACTTCGCTGGGACTTACACCTGTAATTCCATCACATGCATGAAAAACCACTTTGTGTAGTTTATCTAAATCTAGTTCTTCCTTGCGTCCGTCGCGTTTTGTAATAAGATATGTTTTTGACATCTTTTAGTCCTGTGTCTTTGAAAATAGTATTATTGTTATTGTACTAGAGTATACTTATCTTGTCAATAACTAAATTTATCTAATGCTATTATGTGTCGCATATAGCGGGTCGAATTGTCAAGAGCAAATTGCTCGCTGACTATCTCGCCAGGTAAAAAGTTATAAACAAGGTTATTGTCTACGAAGATTAAACCAGTAGCACCGGTTATGTGATTACTTACCACATCAAAACAAAGCTCTGATGGATTCACGAGTTTAAGGTGCAAGAGTGTACTAGTAATAATAAGTGTCAAACTACTCTGACAGAAATGTCCGTATTTGACTATTTCAAACACATCAAGCCAATTATCAGGTGTATAATAGTCTAAATATCTAGTTTCTATCTTTACACCAGCAAAGGCATCCACTACAGTCTGTGCTGTAGCATTCTTAGGAAAAGTTTGCCTAAATTTTCTCCAGGCGGCGAGGCGATCTAAATCATTCTGTGTCTTTGTAAACATAAACTATCTTTAAGCTGGTAATGACGACCAGCGTCTTACAATGTATTTAACTTCTAAGTCGGTGTTAGGAGATAAATTATTTGTTGCATGTATATTGATAGTTGTATTGCCTGCCATGTGCGCTGCAAAAACCAAATTACCTGTTAAGCCGGTATCTAACATTTCAGATGAAATGTCCTGGAACAGCACAGACCCGTTACCGCTAAGGAAGTCACTTCTGCCGCTTAAATGCATTGTACCCATTCTTTGATACTTTGAAGTTTCTGTTGATGCTTCAGTAATTGTATAATCAATGATATAAGAATCATAAACTGAAATACTTTGTTGCATACCTACAATGACAGCATTAGCAGCACTAAATGCAATAGATGCAGTATTCATATCAGTATAGGAAACTGTTCTGTCACCAATTACTGCCGCCGTTCTAGTTTGCAATTCAATATTGGTCTTAAGATTTACTAAGCCTCTAATATCCTTACTGGTTCTTTGGAAATAAATGTCGTTAACAACACTATTGAAGTCTCTTGCTTCGTCTCGGTGATCAAAGTTTATTTCGTCAAAGGTATTATCAATATTTAAAGTATATGTTCCTAGAGATCTTGTCAGTGCTGTATTAGTACTATAAACTTCGCCCACTTTAGCTGAAGTAAAGATATTTACATCTTCTGATTCTAAGCAGGAATTAAGCCACTTTTCTAATTTTGCTTTAATGGTGCTATCCTTAGTATATAGCCCAGGAGTAAGTTTTAATACACTTAATGTTGCTGTATCAGGATCCTCATGAATGCCAAAATCTAAACCAACGCTGCTATATGCAGCCTTATGGGTAAAATAAACAGTATCAACAGTATCTGGTATAAAGTTTAATTGAGGATAATCATCTAGTGCATTTACTACTGCTATTGCGCCGCTCACTGTTGTTTGACTACTTAGGTCAATGCTTCTCACAGGCGTTACAAAGGTGTTAGCATATGAAGCAGATAATGCTGGCTCAATATTCATTGTAACATTAGCTGTCGGTAAACCACTTGCTGTAATAAAGAAGGTATTATCACCAACAGTTGAAATTACTTCTGTACCATTAGGAATAGTAAAGGTGTCGGAACTGCTAGCTATGACAACACTTTCACCAGAATCAAATCCATGTACCGGTGAAAAAATCTGTACGGTATTAGCACTTAGATTAGCACCAAAATTCATATATCTTAAATCACTAGTAATGTTAGCTGCAAATAATACAGATGAGTTACCAGATATAGTAAAAGATGTAGCAGCGGCATTAACATTTGATACTAAGAATGTGTTGCCGTTCAGATAGGCGCTTGAATTTCCGTTTAAATAAACATAATCATTGTCAGCAACACCAGCAATATTTCCAACAAGTTTGATTGTGGCATTAGCACCAAAGCTACCAACTACATTAGCAGTAACTTCTCTAGCTGTTTGGGAAGCGTTTGCTGGGATAGGTACTGTAACAGATGTGCTAGTGTTTGCTGATATCTGAAATACTTTACCGTCTAGGTATCCGCCATCTGTGTCATTTACATATACATAATTATATGGCCCTGCAACACTATATGGATGCTCTAATCCAACATTAAGAACTATAGCAGCACTAATATTTGCTGCGGCTGCTATTTTCTCACTGGTTCTACTTACTAGCAGATTACCCAATACAACGTTAGCAGGACTTGAAATAGCCAAGGTACTGTCTGCTGTTACTGCAATATGTTTTTGTTCTAAGCCAATTAAACCTGTTCCGGTTGATGAACATACTGTTACAAACTTTGGATTAATTTGTCTATATGTAGGAATATTATATGCTGTATAGAAACTTCTCTTATTAGTGCCAGCATAAATTGTACCAATAAATGTTACGCCGCCTGATTCAGTATT